AGATTTTTACATGGGGGGTGTCTAGTAATGGAGTTTTTACTTTTGATGTTGTTACGTTGGCTGATATAAAGACGACGTTTAAACAGTGGCTGGAAACTTGTCCCGTCGCTGAGTACCAACAAATCAAATGGGTATACGAAAATGTCGGGGAAAAATTACTCGATGTATACACGGTAGATTTTGCAATAAAAAGGGAGGACGGTAGTGAACAAATGGAATTATGGGAACGCAAATCTCCATCGTTTTAAAAGTTTAGATACCATTAAAAAATGTTTGCCGCAGTTAAAGGCATTCAATGAAAATATCTTGCTTTATGAAAAGAAAAATGTTAAGCCAGTTAAGAAGATTTTGGATTTTAAAGTTTAGGAGATGGTGATGCAGGTAAATTTATTTGATTATGCACCTAGAATTGGCTCAGGCTGGAGAAGGGTTGAAGTTATGTCCGAAGGGTGGAAGTGGACCAAAATTAAGTACCACCCGTTAGGATTAGTAGACAACAAGCATATATTTGAACGTCCGATACACGCTAAAATATTAAGCAAAATATGGGACAGGTTGCCTAAAAAAGAAAGTTCAAAGAAATGAGAATTAATGAAAATAAAGTTTTTGTTCTTTTTGAACATGATAGTTTTGAGTTCTGCGGAGTTAAGGGAGTATTTGATACGAAGTCCCTCGCTAATAAAGCTAGGGATATTTATACAAAAAGTTCCGACGAGGATAAAATGATGTTCTCTTATTTCGTAAAAGAATTTGATGTAGAAAAAACAATTTATGGTCATTTTAATCCTTGACATAGTTTTTTACATCAAGTAAACTGAGGTAGTAAGTTAAATTTTTAAGGAAGGATTAGAATATGATTACAGAAGGTGTAGTAGCTTTCAGCAATTTGTCTGAAACTGAAAAGTACAACGGTCAGGATACAGGAAAGTTTTCCATTGTCCTGACTTTGGAAGATGAGGAAGCGGAGAAGCTCTCCGATGCTGGTATTGTCGTTAAGGAATACAAAAACCAGCCACAACGGAAGTTTGTGACGAAGTTTCCAGATTTCCCTGTGATGGATGCCGAAGGTGACACCATTGCGAAGCATGTCCCCTATGGCTCTAAAGTCAGAGTCCTGTGGGAACCGGGAAAGCCTCATCCCACCCACGGTGTAGCTCCCTATTTCAAGAAGATTAAAGTTCTTGAGATGGCTGAACACGAAGGGTCATTAGACGACGGTGACGAAGATTTTTAGCACCGTTTAAACGAGTCCCTGAGCATGGCAAAAAACTGCTCACTTCATTTTATAGTTAGGAGAAAATTGTGCTTGAAAAAGTTTCAAAAGTAATTAGTAAAGGCCCCTGCCCGAAGTGTAGAGAAGGTGGAAATGATACTAAAGGGGACAACCTCGTATCCTATGATGATGGGCATAAATATTGTTATGCCTGTACATATACAGAATTTTCAGATGGTTCTCCCAACACAGAACCTTATGTAGTTAAACCGACGAAGGATTTTGAAATGGCAGGTTTTCACGGAGCAATTAAAGACAGACGTATTTCGGATACTATCGTTAGGAAGTTTGGAGTCACTGTAGAGCGTAACGAAGTGGATGGAAATCTAAGTAAGCATCACTACCCCTACTTTGATAAAGATGTCGGTAATGCTGTAGGGACTAAAGTTAGATTGGTATCCAGTAAAACCTTTAAAACTACAGGCACTTTAGACAACACTGGTTTATTCGGACAACAGTTGTGGCGAGAAGGTGGTAAGTTTGTCACCATAACTGAGGGTGAGTTAGATGCTCTAGCCGTAGCTGAGATGTTTGACGGAAAGTGGCCTGTAGTGTCCATAAAGACAGGTTCCGCTGGAGCGGCTAAGGACATTAAAGCATCTCTTGAGTGGCTAGAGTCCTTTGAGAACGTCATTATATGCTTTGATATGGACGATGCAGGAAAGAAAGCTGTGGATAGTATTCTTCCTTTATTCTCACATAACAAAGTTAAAGTGGTAACTCTCCCACTGAAGGACGCAGGGGAGATGCTAAAAGCAGGGAAAATAAAAGAATTTGTAAGTGCATGGTGGGACGCTAAACCCTACCGCCCTGTAGACGTAGTGGCCTTTAGCGATGAAAGAGTGTGGGATGCTTTTGTTAAGCGTGGGACAGAAGAAATAATCCCACTCCCGAAAGCCTATGGATCACTTAATGCAATGATGAATGGTGGTCTAGCGGCAGGCGAGGTTACTGTCATAGGTGCATTGACTTCCATAGGTAAGACTACAATGGTCTACAATCTTCTTTATGACATGGTTATAGAGGGATCAAAAAAAATAGGTGCTGTGTTTCTAGAGTCTGACTTAGGGGAGATTGCTGAAAAAGTTGTGTCCCTCCACAGCGGCGAGAATATCCCATTGGTCCCTATGGATAAAAGAGATAACTCTCTCTACAGAAAATTCTACGATGACTTTAAAACCAATGAAAATGTTTATCTTCTTGAGCATCTTGGGATGTCCGACGTAGACGATCTCTTTTCTAAAATGAGATGGATGGCGAAGGGGGTTGATTGTGATGTCTTAATAGTTGACCCGTTACACTGTGCAATTAAATCTGATGAAAATGGAACGATTGATGTATTCATGGATAGGTGTCTTAAGTTGGCTAAGGAGACCGGAGTATCTATCATAATCATATCTCATATGCGTAAGCCAAATGTAAAAGACCCTCACGATGTAAACGAATATGACATGAAGGGGTCCGGTTCAATCAATCAGATAGCCTTCAACACTATTTTACTTAGTCGTGACAAGATGTCCGACGATGATTACACTAGGAACTCTACGAAGGTTCAGTTAGTCAAGTGTCGTAGGACAGGGCGTACTGGTCATGCTGGTTGGCTCTATTATGAGACAAATACTGGTCGCATGGTCGCAGGGGTTGAACCTAAGATAAAGGCGGTAGAAGATCATGAGTTCTAAATTAAAATGGTATAAAGATAAACCAGAGACAAAGAAAAAATATGACAAAACAAGAATTACTGTTGTTTGTTCTGACGGTAAGACTAGAAGGGTCTCACCTACTCACCCAGATTACTCTGGAGAACGGGTTATAAAACCAGTTAAGACAGTAGACCCTTTGGTAGAAAAGCTCCGACAGGAAGATAAAGCTCTCTATGCTGTTTCGGATAATAAACAATCGCTGTTTAAGCATGGGTTTGTTTATGTTATATCCAACCCAGCTTGGTCTTCATGGGTTAAGGTGGGACACAGTAGAGACCCTGAGCGTAGGTTATCTAGCTATAATACAGGATGTCCTGATCGGGACTATACTCTTGATGGTTATATTTACTTTGAGAAACGACTTGACGCAGAGCAAAAAATACATCAAACTTTAAAGGAAGAAGGTTTCTTAAATAAAGGGGAGTGGTTTCAATGCCTCTCGTTATACGCATTAACAAAATTAGGTGAGTTAAATGAAGAAATTAATACTGGATATAGAAACCACCGCTTTTCCAGTTACGAAAATCTGGATGATCGGGACGAAGGATTGTCAAACAGGGACGAAGAAGAATTTCCTTGTGGACCAGTTTAGCGAACTACAGGATTTTATAGATAGATATGATGTCATTATTGGTCATAATATTATTGATTTTGATATTCCTATTCTGGAAAGATTTCTAGAGACATCGTTTAAACAGCATCAGGTTGTAGATACTTTAGTCCTCTCCCGTCTTTATAATCCTCAGTTAGAGGGAGGTCACTCATTAAGGGCATGGGGAGAGCGTCTTAAGTTTCCTAAAGGTGACTACGATGATTGGACTCAACTAACACCTGAGATGGTGACGTACTGTGAGCAGGACTGTGATGTTACTCATAAGTTATATGAAGTTCTCACTGAGAAGTTAGAAGAATTTGGGGACGTAAGTATTAATTTAGAACATGAAGTACAGACTGTAATTACAAGTCAAGTTCGAAACGGATGGTTACTAGATCAGAAAAAATGTTATGATCTTTTAGCTGAATTAAAACAACGAAAGATGGAGGTAGAATACGATGTACATAAAAGATTTAAAGCGTTACCTGTTTTTGTTAAAGAAATCACGCCTAAGTACAACAAAGACGGTAGACTTAGCACTGTCGGTCTTAGGTTTTTCGGTGATAATTTGCCTAGCATATGCGGTCCTTTCAGCAGGATAGATTTCCCTGAGTTTAACTTAGGTTCCAGAAAACAAATAGGAAGATACCTACAGTTTTTTGGATGGGTCCCTAGAACCTATACTGAAAAGGGAAATGTAATTGTGGATGAAGCAGTACTTAGTAAAGTTAAAGGGATACCAGAAGCATCTCTTATTGCTGAGTATCTGCTGATCCAAAAACGCATGGCACAGATAGATTCATGGCTTACTGAGGAGCAGAAGACTAATGATGGGAGAGTTCATGGCAGGGTTAATCCCATAGGTGCTGTGACGGGCCGTATGACCCACTCTAGCCCTAACATGGCTCAGGTTCCAGCTAATTATTCGCCCTATGGTCTAGAGTGTAGAAGCTGTTGGATTGTCCCAAAAGGTTATAAGTTAGTAGGTGTAGATGCGTCGGGTCTTGAGCTACGAATGTTGGCTCATTATATGGATGATGAGGGGTACACTGATGAAGTCATTAATGGCGACATACATACAGCAAACCAGATTGCTTCTGGACTCGCAACAAGAGACTCTGCTAAAACATTTATCTATGCTTTCCTCTATGGGGCTGGAGATGCAAAGATCGGGAGCATTGTTGGTGGCTCTAAGAAGGACGGAGAGAGACTTAAACATAAATTTCTCACAAACACACCTTCTCTTAGACAGCTTAGAGAAAGAGTTGTCCTTAGTTCTCAGAGAGGATACCTAAAAGGTATAGACGGTAGAAAGTTAATCATACGTTCTGAACACGCTAGTTTAAACACCCTCCTACAATCGGCAGGTGCAGTTATTATGAAGAAAGCCTTGACTATATTAGATGAATATGCGACAATACATAATATAGACTATAAATTCGTAGGTAATATTCACGATGAATTTCAAGCCGAAGTTCGAGAAGACCAAGTAGATAATTTTGGATGGCTTGCGGTAGAGTGTATTAAGTCAGCAGGTCTAAAGTTTAACTTAAGATGCCCCTTAGATGGGGAATACAAGGTAGGTAATACATGGGCAGAGACACACTAAGCAGAGAGAAAGAACTTAAGGACATAGGTTATAATTATAAATGGAGTCATTCTAACTTTATAATAGAGGATGTTATACGAGTAGCTCCTCATAAGAACCGTTGGTGTTATGTTGGAACAGAGAACTTCTGGCATGACTTTGAGGATATGGAGGAGATTAAAGATACAGTTGAGTTCTTATTGGACGATGACAATAAACACTTAGGTTGCTTTGGATATCCCTTCTGCGACGATAACCTTTTAGGGTGTCGTGTTAGAATGGGTGATGACGTAGAAGAATTTGGACATAAAGGATAAATGACATGAGTAAAACATTAGACACATTAGTAGAAGACATCTATACGTTGATGAAGAATAAGAACTCAGCTAAGGGTGTTGATCCCGAAGCAGAGATAGAGAAGTTTGGGGAGGCTATGAAGGACCTCATGAAGAAAGAGTTTCTTCCCTCCACCAGAAGATATGATGGTAGTAATCTTAGACTATCCGCTGTGGGGAAACCTGATTTACAACAGTGGTACTCAGCTAATAAATATGTAGGGGAAAAGTTACAACCCCAGACATTAGTTAAATTCATGTATGGTCATATGATTGAAGAGTTCCTTCTTATGTTGGTTCGTATGACGGGACATGAGGTTACTGATGAGCAAAAGCAAGTCTCTGTAGGTGGTATCAAAGGCCACATGGACTGTAAGATAGATGGAACTGTGGTTGACGTTAAGTCCACTACGTCCTACGGCATGAAGAAATTTAAAGATGGAACATTAGCCATGTCAGATGACTTTGGCTATGTAGATCAGATCAAGGCCTATGCCCATGCAGAGGGTGATCGTAAGTGGGCATGGTTAGCTATGGATAAGCAGAATGGTACTCTAGCGGTCCTTGAGTATGACCTAGATGATACAGACCACCCCATGCACAAGTATTATTCTTCGGACATAGAGGAGCGAGTTGCTCATGTAAAAAAGTCCGTAGGGCAGGAAGACCGACCTTCTCCATGTTCATATCCAGTGCCAGATGGCAAGTCTGGAAATGTAAAACTTTCTACTATGTGTTCTTATTGCCAATACAAAAAACATTGCTATCCTACTTTAAGGGCCTTCGCTTATTCAACAGGTCCTAGGTTTCTAACCGCAGTTCATAACCTACCTAAAGTTCCAGAAATTAACCTTAACGCTGTTTAAACATCTTGAAGGAGATTAATATGGCTATAGAATTTAAAGTTATTAACACCCCCCGACACGACAGATTTGAATCTCAAATTACACAACTTCTTAACGATAAGTGGATTTTACACGGTAGTCCCTTTATCTCTCAAACCGGAGGAATGACACAGGCATTAACCAGAGAAGTTAAATCAGTAGCTTCACCTGCTCCCGTCGTTAAACCTTCTAAACTTATTAAAGAAGAAGTAGTTAAAAAGTCACTGGTTAAAAAATAGTGAAGACTCCAAAGTATCGTAATAAGTTTGAGGAAAATGCCGCAGAGGTTTTAGGAGACCTCTGTCGGTATGAACCTAAACAAGTTCCCTATACAGTTTATCGTAACTACATTCCAGACTTTGTAGGGATGAGGGGAAACACTGAGGTACTTATAGAGGCTAAAGGTTTCTTCAGGGTTGGAGATGTTCAAAAATACAAAGCTATCCGTGATAGCATAGACAAGTCACAAGAGCTTATATTTTTACTTTATAATCCCAATAAGAAGCTAAGGAAGGGGAGTAAGATGACAATGGCTGAATGGTGTTCTAAAGAAAAAATTAAATGGTATGTGTTAGGAGATATTACTGATGCCTTTAACATCTGAACAATTTTTAAAGAGGCTGTCTTCACTAACTGATCCAGCTTATTTATGTGAGGTTTTGGGAATAACCCCAGAAGACATTATTAGAAGCTTTGATGACCTTATAGAAGAAAAAATAGATGTCCTTAGAGAAGCTTTTGATGTTGATTTATATATTGGAGAAGGAGAGGAGGATTAATATGGATGAAGATTCAGAAAAAGAAGACGGTATGATGTTTATGGTTCCTGATGTTTTAGTGGCAAGGACGGAACAGGTTAGACGTTTAAGTAAAGACTTATCAAAGGCTCAGGGAGATCATAAAATATTTCTTAAACAAGCCATTGTTATTTTATTGGAAAGCTGTGATCTTAAGTTTTCTAGGATGGGGCAGATAAAACACGATAACGTCACCCCCTTAAATTAGGAGATAGATATGAAGACAGTCGTTCTTATTGTTACCTTAGTTCTTTCAGATGGTACTTTTGGGTTTCAAATATTACCAGCACCACCTTATTATGAAACAATTAAAAACTGTGAGTCTTTCTTTGCTCCCAGAGTAGAGTTTTATCATCAAAACATATCTCCCGAAAGAGAGAAACTGTTTGATATTGATACTCGTTGTGTTATACTAAAAGTACCGGAAGTAAATCCTAACGATAAACATGCGAGGAACTAATAATGTCTGATGAGCATGATCCTGTAAACAATCCTTCTCATTATAATATGCTTGATGTAGAGGCCATAGACATTATTGAGATGTCCATGACTAGGGAAGAGTTCTTAGGTTATCTAAAGGGAAACTCCCTTAAGTACATGATACGTTATAAGCACAAAGGAAATCCTTCTGAAGACCTAGATAAAGCACTATGGTACTTAAATAAATTAAGGGGAAAGTTTAATGGAGAATAAAATTCAGTACGGTATGACACTCCCAATATCAGAGGAAATTGATAAAGTTAAGTATCGTCAGACCGGGGAGGACTTTTATAGTAAAGTTGTCAGGATTTCAGAGTCCCTTAAGGACACACCGGATCACTTTGAATCATTTAAAGATGCCTTAAGACACCTAAGATTCCTCCCTGCCGGGAGGGTTCAGAACGCTATGGGAGCCGCTAGGCAGACTACGGCCTTTAATTGTTTCGTAAGTGGTTCCATTGAGGACAGTATGGACTCTATCATGGGTAGGGCTACAGAGGCCGCTGAGACCATGCGTAGGGGTGGTGGGATAGG